ATCACGCTGCTTAGACATATCGTCAATGCGACTACGTAAGGATATAAACTCAGAGACCTTAGGCATGAAACCTTGGTCTTGTGGATCTGGACGTTCAATAACAGTTGGCATTTTTCCTCCTGTTAATATTCTATAGGCAAATCCTTAGGAATGCAAATCGCCAATATATGCCTTGAGAGCTTCAATAATCACGTCTGTAACGGTACGCTCTTCAATAGCAGCCTTCTCCTTAACAGCCATCCATAGGTCATTAGAGACACGGATAGTGCGAGTCGGGGTCTTAGGTGCGTTAGGCATTGTATTATTTTAGACCGAAACCTCAGTTAGGAAAGCCCTAAGTGTTCCCGCTGTAAGATTTACTCCACCCTCAGTATTGATACCTTCACCATCAATAATGGCGTTAGCTATGGCCATCTTTTGTACCAACATAGCATGCTGACGTTCTTCTATAGAGCCGCCCATTAAGAAATCTTGTATTACGATTGAGGGCCATGTGCTGGATGCTCTTCTGATTCGTCCATTACGTTGAAGTGCGAGTCCGGCATTCCATGGAAGGTCGTAGTTAATAAGAAGATTAGCTTGCGGTAGATCAACACCGTAGCCCCCAGCATCAGAGCTGACCAGAATACGGCAGTCCGGATCTGTTTGGAACCATACTTTAGATTCTTCTTTTTGTTTTGCATTCATCTCTCCAGTGTACTTTGCTGACATATAACCTAGGTGTTCCATGATCAACCAGACCATGTGTACATAGCTTGTAAAGATAACAACCTTGTTGTCATCATTTTGATCTAAGAAGTCATCTACATATTGTTTAAGTGCAGATAGCTTAGGTTGCTTATTTAGCTTATCTAAAAGACCACGTTCTTGTAAATTATCTACATACCCTGAGCTACCAATCGAATGCTTAAGTAACTCTGGGTGATCAGAGAGCATACGCAAAGCGGTAAGCTTTGACATTACCTTGCCTTTGAGAGCATCCATAACATCATTAGTCTTTTCTCCGGCGTAGTGAGAGAACAAGTCAAAGCTAGCGCCAAATGAATCTACAGCCTCATCTAAATCATTAAGTAGCTCTCTAGCTATCTGATTATAAAGCTTAGCACCTGCGCTATCAAACTCTACCAGGATAGGTTCAGCAAAGATAGTGTCTGGTAAGTATGGAGCAACATCCGGATCTTGCTGACGTTTGCGTACCGAAGCATTAGCCATAGTCTTAGCAAGCGTAGTTAGGTTGCGGTAACGCTCTACGCCACCAAAGCGATTACGTACAATAAAGGTTTGATCAAATAAATCAAAGCGCCCTAAAACTTTAGGGTCTACAAACTGCATTATGCTATAGAGTTCTTCCGGCTTACCATTCTCAATAGGTGTGCCAGTAAGGGCAAATCGAACAGGACTGGTTAGCTTCTTTACATGCTTTGATCGTTTAGATCTAAAGCTTTTGATTGCTGTGGCTTCATCGCAGATGATGAATCCTCTTCCAAGCTTTGATACCCACTCCCAGTCGTTAACAACTTGTTCATAGTTGATAATGACATAATCAACGAGCGAATGCCCCCAGTCAATGGCGTCCTTGTATTGGGCTTCTCTTTGAGCTTTGGTTCCATCAATGACCACAGGGAATGCAGCGCCATTTGTAAACTTCCTAATCTGATCTGCCCACTGGTATTTAAGTGAGGATAAGCAGATAACTATACCAGGCTCTGTTATAACTTCGGTGTCTTTTAACTCTTCAATTGCAGCAATAGTCAATACAGTTTTACCCAGGCCAAGGTCGTAAGCCACAAGCATTTTCTTGCGGTCTACCATGGCATCTACAGCCTCTACCTGATATGGTAGAAGTGTTCCGGTAAAACTCATGCGTCTTCCTTAACAGCCTTGCGTTCAGCACGCTCTTTTAATGTTTTTTGTAAATGACAGGTGTTGCAAAGAACCTGACACTTAGCTAGCTCTAAGTTTCTTTTCTCTTCAGTTAAAGACCAAACCTTAGTTGGATTTAAAGACTTCTCATTAGGGTTTATATGGTCTACTTCTAAACGCTCTACTGACCCGCAAACTTTACACGGACCGTTAGCATCAATCCAGTCTTGACGCCTACGACGCATCCACTCACGTTGATAAGTTTTCATAATTTCTTTATCTTTATACGGCATTATATAAAGGCCCTCTCCCCAAATACAGAATGCTTTGCGTTCTCTATACCCATTATAACCTGCTCTGCCGGCATATCGCCAATGTCTTTATAATCCCATGCCCCTTCATAGTTAAAGAAGAAACATTCCAGTCCTTCTTTACGTGTACGAGCAAGCATGTCACGAGACGCTTTCTCACCTGCTGGGTCAATCTTTGGATTATCAAATGCAATGATTAGCTTGTCTGCACGGCGCATAAGATCCACTTGATCCTGGCTGATAGAAGCACCAAAGGTTGATATGCCACCGTCAATTCCCAATGACGAGAGTTTTACTACGTCTAGTGGAGACTCAACTATGATCATAGTGCCACTGCCCCAAACATCTAAACCAAATAAAGTTTTAGATTTCTGTACTCCGGTAGGGCGGTTACGAAAGTAACGATTGACCTGACCTTTTTCTTGCCAACCCATGAGCTTATTGTTTTCTGGATTGCGAATGGGGGTAATCCAACCTTGCTGATTAGCATCCCACTTAACAGAGTGTTTAGCACAAGCCTCTGCTGTTAGGTCTCTTGCCTCTAGTGCCCACTCAGGTGGCTCAACAAATACAGCAAGACGTGCTTCGCTCATCTCAAGCAAAGGTTGTACCGGTATGTAAGTGTTTTTAACTTCTTCCAGCTGCTTAGCAATGAGTTCAAAGTTAACCTCAATGTTTTGACGTAACCAATCCTTGGCAGCATCAAAGTCAAGACGACCCCATTGAGTTTCAAACTCATTGATCTCAGCAACAAGTGTTAACAGAGTTCCACGGTATCCACAGGAGAAGCAATGGTGGACACCGGTCTCTGCATTCATTGACCATGAAGGACGAGAGTCTGCACGACCAGTACGTTCTAAGTGCATAGGACATAGACCAAGCAACTCATCGTTGCGTTGGTCAGTCTCAATACCTAGTCTGAGAAGTACAGACTCTACATCGCCCTCACGATACATTTACGCCTCTTCCCACTTTTTCCAAAGATGATCAATACGTGCCTGTGTTTTTTCTTGCTTACTTGGACCCTTAGTAACAATTACTGGAAAGTTGTACTGCCTGTTGATAGCAAACGTATCTCCACCACAACAGTAACCAACACCATACTGGTCAACATCTCTTGACCAGTTCATGCAACGACTACAATAACCCTTACGCTTTCTACTCACTAGTACTCCTCTAGCATCATATTCACGCCAGGCATTGGAGCAGTAGCAAGTGTTCCGCACTCAATGCATTCCATGGTCTCGAAGTAAGCAGCAACTACGCCTTCTTCATCCCAACTTACTTTTAGATTCCAAACATAACAACCACAAGGACAAACCGTAGTAGGTTCTCCACGTACGTCCATGGCTTTTGTGTAATCTGGTTTTACTTCATAGATGTCTTTAATAGTCGTTTCCTATCCTGTGGAGTTGTTCCTGCCCAGATTCCCTCTAGGTTTGGGATCTGCATTGCATATTTAAAACATTCATTTTTAATCCAGCAATCACTGCAGATCTCTTTAGCTTTTTGTACTGCTTTGTGATCTGTATATTTTTCTGGAAAGAAAACTTCTGGATCTTCTCCAGCACACAGCTGTGTACCGTTAAAGGGATTGGATTGGAGTGCCAAAGGCTCCATACTCTTCGAACTTCCCTTCTTCCCAATCCCAAAGAAGATCGCTAGTTGCTGGGCCGGAATTACGGCTAGCAACAATACGAAGTTCACGAGATGAATCATCTTCCTCATCCTGTTTCTGAAGACCCAAGATAACGTCTGAGTCTTGGAAGAATGAGGATGAGTAACCAATTGCATCGGCAGATACCTGGCGTTTCTTCATCTTCCAAAGAAGAACCTGGGTAGATACCACAATAGGAATGTTAGCTTTTTGTGCAAGACGTTTTAAGTTACGTGTAATGCTGGTCAATGCTTGCGGAGTATTAGACTCACCGCTTGCCTCATCAACCATAAGATACACACCATCAACAAATACAATGTCAGGTTTAATCTTCTCGATCTTTGCAGCAAGACCCGTAACTGTCATAGCAGAGGTGCTATCAGTAAGATAAAACTTAGGCATAGTTTCCATACGCTCTAAAGTCTCTCTGTATCTGCGTTCTTCATCTAAGTTTAATGTTCCACGCACAAGACGAGAATGGGCTACGTGAGCACGCATAGCATCATGACGATGTTGTTGCTCGATGTTACTCATCTCAAATGACTGGAACATTGGCACATGACCATCTTCGTGAACGTTAACAGCAATCTGCATAGCTAACACAGATTTACCTGTCTTAGGAGGTGCAATAATTGTGATCAACTGGCCATTCTGTAAACCGGCAGTGGCCTCGTCAATAGTTCTAAATCCAGTGCGGTAGCCAAGCAGGCCACCGTCACGTCCTTTGATGGACATGTATTCTTCAAAACGTTTCTCTGGATCCTTGGTTAGATCTACGTCGCTAGATTGAGCAGCACCCTCATCATAGATAGTTGCTACACCAGAACTCATCTCAGTAATAGCACCTTCATGGTTACCAGAAGCAATCATCTCGGCAGCGTTTTGAACTACCTCGATAGCTTTCTGCCGTCTACGATACTCAACTAGCTGGTCTACTAAATAGTCAAGAGAATCTTCTACGGCTAGTAAACGATATGTGGGGAAGTTATCCTTTACAGTTACAGCACTAGGGATCTCTTGATACTTAGTCCAGTGGGTACGCAAGAACTTCCAGACAGCACGATTCTCATCTACAAAGAACCAGCTATCGTCTACGCCTTTTTCTAAGGCAGGGATAATTTCCCGAGTTCTTACAACCCGAGAGATCAGCCTCTCCTCATTATCTGCTGCCACTAACTGCCCCCATATCTAAATACCAATGCCCGTAACGTAGCCCACGTTCGGGTATGTCAATCACATGCTTTAACTCTTGCCTGTATGGTAATTCTGCTACAAGATCTGCAGGAACTCTATAAGCCTTTGCATAGTTAAATGGATTAGTTCCAAGGTTGTCTAGATCCTCTAGAACTTCGTCCATTTCTTTTTGAGAAAATCCGTACCCTACTAATTCTAACTTGTAAGAGTAGGTTTCTGCAAATCGCCAGAATAAAGATAGCGACTGTCTATTGTACGTAACTTCTTCATCAGTAACCGCAACACCAAATACTTTTTTAAAAGTTGGCCTACGATCAAGGATGCAATCCAAAGTAACCACAACCCGCATAGGAACATCATTTGATATATCCCCCCCACGCATTATTACAAGACTTCGATCTTGCCGTACTTCAATAAGAAGTCTCTAAACAAAACTGGATCTAAGCTTGCCATTGCAGCATCTTGTTGATCAGCTTTCATTGAGATCTCTACCGGATAAACACCGGCGTTGTTTTTCATCTTCTCTGAAACATATCGGGTATGCTTACACATACTGCGTGTGTTAAACCCCTCGCAGTTGCAACGAAGCTTTTTGTTATCTAGGTTAATCCAAACTTCATGTGGTCCGGAGTCAGACAAAAATAACTGTGTAACTTGCCATGCGCTCATAGTAGTTTCCTTCATCCTCGTCTGTCCCCCTGTGGTGATTCAACCTCGATTGGTATAAATGCTTCCATAGCAAAGCTTCCCATAGGTGCGCCATAAACGCTTCCCCAATTCTCAAGAGGAACGTTTGTAGTTACAATCGTTGGTAGCCCTGCATTAAATCTTGAACGTAGTAGCGCATCAAAAGTATTCTCTGCCCATCCTGATGCGGTTCTATATTCCTTACCGATATCGTCTAGAACAAAAACTCTTACATTATTCATTCTATCCGAGTCCCCATATATGCCGTCAAGTAGGATTTGCGTGGACTCATCTTCTTCTGAAAACTGAGACTTCTGTAGTCTCAAAAGCTTTGGATAATCCATAAACCCGCCTATACGATTTGGCAGGGTTCCGGGAGTGCCTAAGACATCCCCTGAGATACCCCTAATCAGGCTCTGGAGGGCCGTAGAAGCCATTGTAGTCTTTCCGTGACCTGGATTACCCACCAGCATAATTCCGAGGCCACAAGACGGCGTTCCAGCCTTTTGGATGATCTCGCCATTGACCACTCTGGCTACCCATTTCTTGACTGCTTCAAGAGCGGGTGTGGAATCCAAATCAGAGAACTCCTTGCCAATAGTTTTCATTGGTAGGCCAGCATGTACGATCTGCTTGCGGATGCTTGGAGCTTCTTTAGACAAGTCGTACATTATTCTCCCTCTAGTAGTCGCATCATCTTTTCTTGGTGAGCCTTGAACTTATCTGTTGAGTAAACAGGTTGTTCTGGCTTCTTAACAATTCCTTGAATCGTTGGGTAGTAAGCAAAGAAGCGTTGCCATAGTGGCTTGCCTACGCCAAGATCATTTAGGTTACGAGGATCTGCAAAGAACATACGCATAGCCTTGAGAATCTCAAAGCGGTTAGTTCCTTCTCCAACCTGCTTGTTAATCCAAGTAGCAAGATACTTGTTGTTAACTTGGCTAGAAGTGTTTGGAGCAGCTTTCTCAACTAGGTCGTAGAACTCTGCGATGAGATCTGTGGTAGACCAAAGCTCCTCTGGAGTGTTGATACGATCACGGCTGGTACGTTGAGCCTTGACTGGCTTCTTGTACTTAGCGTTTAGTTTAGCCTGGCGATCTTCGATCTTGCCTACTGCGCCAACCGCCTCGTCTTCTTCCTCTTTCCAAACCACTGCTTCCTCCTTTTGGGGCGCAGCCCCTATAGTTAAAGATACGTTAGTATCTTTAACTATATTAGCTCTAGTAGATATATCACTAGTATTAGTAGCTGTATAGTTGTCTATATACAGGTGCCCTGAAAACCCGTTGT